CGGAGGAAGAAAAAGAACCTAATAAAGGTCAGGAAGACGAAAGAGATGCTAAAATCTTAGAACTTGAGAAAAGTCTCAAGGACAAAGATAATATTATTTCTGGAGTCGTTGAAGAGTTGAAGGAACTTCGTGTTAAAAAAGGCACAGAAGAACCATCAAAAGCCGAAAACGAGGATGAAGTTTCTCTTAAAGTAAGCAAGATTCTACAGGAAGAAAAATCTAAAGAATCTAAAGCAAACAAAGAAAAAGCTCTGGAGATTTTCTATAAAGAGAATAAAGAATTTCATCCCGAAAATGATATTGCTGGATTAAGGTTTAAGCTTATTGAAAAAGAACTTGAAGATTTTAATTTATCAAAAGCACAATCAGTTGATGATTATCTCAAATTTTTGAATAAAGCGTTGAATCAAATCAATGCCTCCCAAAAAGAGAACAAAGAAACAACCGTGCATATTGATCCCAATATTCCAAAAGAAGAAGGGAACCCAGAAAGCAAATCACCCAACAACTTATCATCTAAAGAACTTAAGATTATGAAACAGGCTGGTTGGACAGAGGAAAAATACCTAAAGTTGAAATCCTCACAACCAACATATATTAGGAGTCTTATGGATGCAATTCCTGATTAACAACGACATTGATAAAGGTCGTAAAAATAAATTAATATAAAAAATGGCATTTATAAATCGAGGTAGTCTTAATCCGCATGGTGCGCCTGTTTTGCGACACGAAATTGTTGCAAACAGTATCACTATCACGGAACTTGATTCTGTAAAATTGTCAAGTGGATTTGTGGCTCTTGGCACAGCTGGAGCTTTGGTCTTTGGTCATGTTAATGGTATTGGCACACAGTTTGGAGTAGGTCTCGAAACAACTGGTGCTGCGGGTGCGGAAATCGGCTCTTTTGCTGGTACCTACACCACAGCCTCAACAAACCAAACATCAGAGAAGGTAAAAGCAGAAGTGGATATTTCAAAATACTCACTCTACTCTGCCGACCCAGATGCGGCAATAGGCACAACTACTGGTAGTAACCTTCTTGGTTATTACACAGACATCGCAGATGAAGATAATACTGATGAAAGTACAGCAATAGCTGCAACAGCACAGTATTTTATTCATGGCGTTGACCCGCTTGATAGTGGAAACCAAATCGTAAGTATTTACGAATCGGTTGTCTTCGGAGTATAAGCCAATATATAAACTAACATTATGGAAAATAGAGCTATTTGGACAGATTTAATTGGTGGCGTTGGTTTGCAGATTGGTGAAGTCTTCAACCAGGGTCAAGAGGAATATCAACCTGGAATTTTCAACGTCCTTAATCGTGTTTCTGGAATCGGTGCACAACGCAACGTATCTGGAAAGACTGGAGTAGGAGAAATCTCACTCTTTAATGATGGTGATGATATACCAGGCGGAAGGCGATATAAAACATATACAACTAAAATTGTTTATAACAGTTATGGTAAATATATTGATGTAACTAAAAATACTATTGAAGACAGGGATTTCTCATCAGAACTTGATGAAATGAAAGACCTTTCAATCGGTGCTAACTATTCACAAGATAAATCTGGTATGCAGATTTTCAATGGTGGATTTGCTACTACCGTTCAGGTAAATGGTTATAATCTATCGCTTTATGGAGATTCAGTTCCTACATTTTCAACAGTCCATCCGACCGTTGTTCCTGGAGGATCAAGTCAATCTAACGCTTCAGCACAAAGTATTCCTTTCAATGGGGATAATTTGGAAGTCGCTTATGTGGCTGTTGAAGAGCAACAGACAGACGATGGTCTTGCAATCTCTATGCTTGGAAAACCAATGATTGTGTTACCACCAGCCCTACGAAAGGAAGGCTTGGAAGTAACAGAATCACAACTCGTTCCAGATTCTGCTAACAACGCTATTAACGTATATAACAATGGTATGTCTTGCGACATGGCCGTTTCTACGTTTATAGGCGCTGCTAACGGAGGTTCTGATACGGCTTGGTTCTTGGTTGTTCCTAATCGTCATAAACTCAATCACGAAGTTCGTCAAGAACCTCGTATGGAGACTGACGTCAACATTAAGAACAAGGTTGTTACGTTTACGATTGACGCACGTTGGACTGATTCAGTCACAGACTGGAGAAGGACTTACGGAAGTCAGGGAAATTCGAGCGCTTACAGTTCTTAATCTCAATGGTTTGGCGGCTTTCCTTAAAAACCGCCCCAATTATAATTTATATCCTTATTCTCAAGCGTATAAATTAAAGGAAATGAGAATACAGAAAAAATATTTTACTAAATCAGAACGGAGATTTATTAGAATATTACAAGAAAAACACATTCCGTTCAAATCAAAGGTCAAAATTAACGATAGAGAAATTGATTTTATAATTGGAAAATATGCTATTGATATAGACGGACACGAACAAGATTCAGATAAAAATGAAATGCTTGCGAGTGAAGGTTATATACCAATACATTATGACAATAGAGAAATCAAATCTCTAATAAAGAACAAAAATGAGTTTAACAAACTATCCTAATGGAATTTCTAGCTATGGCATCCCAGTAACTGGCTCTTTGCCTCTTACTCTTGGTGCTGCTGGTGTTGGAAAAATCTATTTTGTTGATGCAACAAACGGTTCTGATGGTAACACTGGATTGTCTCCTGATCAAGCACTTAAAACTGTTAATCAGGCATACTCTCTAGTAACAAGCAATAATCAAGACATAATTGTTTTGTCAACAAACTCAACCCATACGCTTTCTGCTCCTCTCACTATCACTAAAAACAGACTCACTATTATTGGTGCTGATTTTGTTGGTCGTGTGGTACAGCAAGCCGCTAAAATCTCAACAAGTTCAACAGAATCTAGTGCTGCTCATGTAATGAAGAACACTGGAGTTCGTAACACATTTATAAATTTGAAATTTATTCAATCTTCTACAAATGCTGCTGCTCTTGAGGTTGTACGAGATGGAAGCGAGGGTGCTTATTATCAGAACTGTTCATTTGTATTTGGTGTGGTTGATAATCTTAACCAAACTAATGCGTATGAATTTGTTGCTGGTACTGACTCTATGACGATGAGAGATTGTCTTATTGGAACCGAAACTCTTTTGACAAGTGCTGCAAGGTCTGTGTTTTACATTGACCAAGTAACCACAAGCCAAGAGTTTAAATCTAATTTGATTAAGGATACTATATTCCTTATTTCTTCATCTAGCGCAACCGCAGATATGGTTCATGTTTCCGCAAATACAGACGTGTTGTTTACCAACCTGTTTGATAATTGTAGATTTATGGCATCTTTAGATTCTGCTGGTGGGGCTGCTGTTACCAATGCCGTTACAAGTGCTGTGAGCCTTGTTAAGGGTGTTCTTAACTTTGCAAACCCAGTAGCGTTTGGATTCACAAACTTCTGTGCTGGGACGACTGCACACGTTCAGACGTACGGTCCTGTAACATCGGCACAAGCTGGTGAAGCTGGCACTCCTTTATAAAGATAATATAGCTTTTCTCTCACACTCTCTTTGGAGATAAAGTAGAGTGTAAAAATAAAGAACTATGAAAAAGATACAAAACACAACTAAAAATGATATTTCCATCAAAATCAAGGGGATTGTATATTCCGTTGAGGCTGGTGGTGATGTTAGCGTATCAGACGAAGTAGCTTCTAGTTGGAAGAAGATTCACGGATTTCTGATCGTTTCTGATGTTTTAGATAATCCTATAAAAAAGGAAGAAAAAGAAATTAAAATTGAAGAAAACGAGGAAATTAAAGAAGAACCTAAAAAGGTAAAGGTCTCAAAAAAACCTAAGTCAATAAAAAAATAGAATGGCTAGCTTAGCACAAACATTAAAGAAACTTAGGAGTAAAAAAAAGAAAAAATAATATGTCAGGTATTGGATACACATATCAAAACCCAATCGTACTTATAGGAAGTAAATCTGGAACTACTCGTACACCAAGCGCGCTTACAGCCACAGCTTCTGATAATGCAAAAACATTTGATACAAAAGGAATGTCAAAAACAAACCTTAGTATTTTATATACGACTGGTGCTGGAGAGACTAGTAACACATTGAATATCACGGTTGAATCTAGTCCAGATAATACAAATTTCTATCAAATAGTGAATGAATCAGCTTCGTCTGGTACATCTACATTATTTCAGAGGAGTTTTGTTTTTACTGGTACAGATGCAGCAACCGCATATTCTTATTCACTTCCATTAGATATACAAGATAAATTTATGAAGATTTCCGTCTCAGAGGGTGGAGTAATTACAAATTTTGGAACTGTATATGTAGAGGCGATGTTGTCTGGCGCAAGATAATAATTTCTATGGACTCAAAGACAAGAAAAATAAATAACTTAAAAGAACATTTACGTTCTATAAAGTCAAATATTCAGATTCTTTCTAAAGAGATTTCTGAGAAAATGGAGGAAAAAGCTAATTTAGAAAAACAAATTAGGAATCTTCACACACTTCAAATCTCTGAGTCCAAGGAATTATCAGACATTCGCGAAAGTAAATTATATGAATTAGATACAATACGTGGGGAAAAAGAATCTCTGCAGAAAGAAAGAGAACAGATTGAGAAAGATAGAGAGCTACACGTAGAAAAAATAAAAGATATAGATATTCTTTTACAAGAAAAAAATAGTGAATTAAATAGATTAAGAGATGAACTTAGTAATACTACTCTGAAAATAATTTCAAGAGAGTCGGAAATAGATGAATTAGATTCTAAAATAAGTAACAAGAAAGCAATTATTAGAGGATTAGAAAGCATTGAAAAAGAAAATAACGAACTGCAGAAAAAGATAGAGTCTGCATTAAATAAGCTTAAAGAACTTGAGGAAAAATATAACAAAAAGGAACTATCCCTACAAAATAAGTTACAAAAAATAGAGCAAGAAATAGATGTAAAAAAAGACTCTGTAAAATATATAAAAAAGGGATTAGAACTTAGAGAAAAAAATATAATAAAAAAGGAACGAGACCTTGCTATATTAGGAAATAGATATAGACAAGCATATAAAAAAACATTTGGAATTGATACAAAAATTATTTAATTATGTCATTTAGAGAACCACAAACACCAGGAATAGCAGGATTAGATGAACTCACATCAGATGAGGAAACAACAGTACAATCAATAAACGCATTAGAAAACCCTGGTTCAGATAAAATATTGTTTTGGGATCACTCTGGTCTTGCGTGGAATTTACTTACAGTAGGTTCTGGTTTAAGTTTAGTTGGTACTACCCTTACCGCAACGGGCTCTGGATTATCTGGAACAGCAAATGAGATAGCATATTTTGATACTACAACCTCCATTGCTTCTCTTACAACAGTAACGTATCCTAGTCTTACAGAATTAACTTACTTAAAGGGTGTTACTTCAGATATACAGACACAATTTTCTAATAAACAACCATTAGACGCTGACCTCACTGCGATTGCAGCACTTGGATTTACATCAACTGCCTTTCTTAAAAAGACTGCGACAGATACTTGGGCATTAGATACAAGCACTTATTTAACAGCAAACCAAGCCATTACTTTATCTGGTGATGTTTCGGGTTCTGGGACAACGTCTATCACTACCACAATCGGAGCTGGGGTGGTTACTTTATCAATGATGGCTGACATGGCAACGGCCTCGTTATTAGGTAGAAATACTGCAGGATTAGGTGCACCTGAAGTTATTACGGATATTCCTACGGGGATTACTATTGGTGCCGCATATATTTATAGAGCTGGCGGAACTGATGTAGCGGTAGCTGATGGAGGAACTGGAGCAAGTGATGTCTCAACTGCAAGAACTAATTTGGGTTTAGTAATCGGCACAAATGTTCAAGCTTGGGATGCTGACCTGGATACTTGGGCGACAAAAACAGCCCCATCTGGGACTGTATTAGGAACAACAGACACCCAAACATTAACTAATAAAAGAATAAATCCGAGAGAAACAACCGAAGCGTCC